GCCGCTTGACGCCGGTAGAATGTGAAAGATTGCAGGGATTCCCTGACGATTGGACAGCTGGACAATCAGATAGTAGTAGATATAAGCAGATGGGAAATGCCGTTGCTGTGCCTGTCGTAGAGTGGGTAATCGGAAACATCTGTGATATAGTATAGGAGCATAGCTTACCTACTCTGAGCAGCCCAACTAACCCTCACCGTTACCTCTTTCCGGTGGGGGTTAGTGCTTGTTATCTGTGCTATAAAAACCACTACCCTTAAAGGTAATAGAAGGAGAGGACCACTTGCGTTCAAGTACGCGGTTGCAACTGGTACATATGTATGTAGCTTCTGGGTCAATCATCTTTCGCTCAACAGTGCGTATCTCACCGCACCCTGGACACTCGTAATCGTATGTCATAGCTTCACCGCTTCCTCTACGTCTAGGTATCCAACTACCTTCTCTACCTTGTTGTTGTTCTCAAACTCTGTTGTTGCTGGCATAGGGTGGACAAACCATTCAGGTTCATCTATTTCTGTAAGATCAAAGGAGTAGATGCCAAGCGGTGTGCTGTTGATATAGAAGGGCAGTAGGTCACGGTGATACGCCTGCTCGATGAGCTTGCGGTACTTCATCTGCTCTATAAGTAGCGTAGAATAATGGGTTTGGCGACACTTCAGTTCAATGAAGTGACCGGCCTTGGCACTGGTGCAGTCGAAGGCATCATAGATTCCAGGCGCACGCTGTAAGTCTGGGTAAAGATTAAGTTTAAGAAAGTCATACAGAATTATCTCGTTCACCGGTATGGACTTATCCCACCGAGTTCATCTTGTAGCTTACGCACTGCACCTAAGCACCTGCGCTCTGCTGTACTGGTAGCACAACCAAGTACGCCACCTATCTGAGCTAAGGTAAAGTTCTCGTGATAGCGCAGGGTAAGTACCTGCTGTGAGTTAACATCTAACTCAAGGTAAGCCTTCTTGATATCAATGAGTACTGCAAGCAGGTTGCCACCCTCTGCTGGAGATGATGAGCCTTTAGGTTGACCGTCACGGATCATCTCTTGTGCCTGCTCTAGTACAGTACCGTCGAGTACTGATGCAATGACGAAGGGCAACAGCTGAGTGAGCGTAGCTCCCTCGTAGTAGGCCTCATCTGTGATGTGATAGCCAGACTTGACTGCCTTCTCCTTGCGTGCGTATCGCTCTGCTACACGCAGCATCTGCCACGCTACACGGTGCTCGTTATGCTGGCGCTTCTTAGTTTCCGGCTCTGATAACTGCTCGTTGATATAATCAACGCGAGTAAGCGCCCACTTGACACACTCCTGCTTGATATCATCACGCTCTACAAAGTTACCAAACCTGCGGTAAGTGGTCTGCGCTACGGTGTATACGATGTCATAGATGTTCTTGTGCAGTTCAGTCACAGTCAGGTAGCACCAAATCTATAGTGTGCTGTATGTTCAGCAGCTTGATAGCGAGGAAGTCTATGTAATTACTAGCATCTGCTAGCTCTTCAATCAATTCTCTGATGGTATCTGAGGTAGTAAAGGACTCGAACTTCTGCCCCTGTGCTATAGCGTACTGGTCGTGGCCTACGCCCTTGACTCTGTTAGCACGCAGTGAAGCAAATGATTCAATGAAAGATGTTAAGTCCTCGGTGGACACACCACCTGCACGGTATCCAACTACCGCTAGATGATCTACTAACGGGTTGCTGTTGGACATATTAGAAGTGTCTCCTTCTCGTAGTTGATTTCCAAGATGTGAAAGCCCATAGTATGCAAAATCTGTACCATCTGTGCCCATTCACTCTTATCCATTTCCTTCACCCACTAACAAAGTCTTTGTAGCTTCTGCTCCATAGGCTAAGTAGTAGTCATTGATGTCCATATTGGGTGGTAAGTGTACTATCGTCCCGTTTAATACTTCCTGTGACACGCGCTTAGAGAAGTCAGCTCCAGGATTGGAGCCATCTTCCTTTACATCATTGTCACCTACAATATAAACAGAGTCATAACCTGATAACAACTTAGCAAAGTGTGGCTTCCACGCTTGCACTCCAGGGATACCTACTGCTGGTATACCAAGGACACCGGAGACTATGACTGTATCTAACTCACCTTCACATACAATGATGTGCTTACTTAAGATCGTAGTATCAACTACGTTATAGAGATGAGCCTTCTGTCCTGTAGGGCTACCGTACTTGGGCTTACCATCATCTAATCTACGGAACTTAAAGCCAACGCAGTGACCAAGGGCAGTGATGTATGGAATAGATATCCACCCATCGTAGAGCTCGTGACCGTTCATTGGTTCAACGATGGTCCCCAAAGAATAAAGCGCAGCTACCTCTTCAGATATCCCACGTTCTTCTAGCGCCACGATTGCCTCTGGACTTATTTGTTGGGCGTATCTCTGCGCCGCTTCCAGTAGCAATTTCGACTGCGCGTTTGAGGCCATCGTTAAACTCCAAGTTCTCTAGTATGCACACAATATTAGCTGCGTTCCCACCCTTACCACAGGTAAAGCAGAAGTACAGGTTGTCATAGGTATTCATAGAAGCAGAGCGCCTGCTGTCATTGTGCATCAGACAGCGCACTGAAGCGTCTTTACCTTCTCTTACCTCACCACCAAAGTACCGAATGATCGGTGCTATGGGGATTGAGTTTGCATCAACGGAGCCTTTGAACCTTTTCTTAGAACCCAACCTGGACCAGTCTTGTGCTGGCATACGCACCCCTCGCATTGTTCGTGATGTGCTTCGCTAAGTTTAATTTGGTTCAAACGATTGTATTCACCTGCATCTGCACAAGGCTGGCAAATCACGCTTGGTCTAGCTCTTCTTCTGCTGTGAGTTCTTCTGTAACAGTCTCTTCAACAACTGTTTCTTCAGGTACTAAGATGTCTGATGTTGTGATGATTCCTTCTGGTACTGCCATTATTCTTTCTCCTTTAACCATTGCTCTAAGTCTTGGACCACCCAAGCCTTCTCTATTCCAGCGTTGCGACGCTTAACTACAACATAATGCAGTGGCACTTCTCCTATACCACGAGCCTTAGCGTAGTTAAGCGCCTCAACTTCTGCTTCTCTCCAGAACTGAGGCAAGTCTAGTCTCGCCGTGTTCTTGAGTTCTAGTATGTAGGTCTGTCCCGCGACAACTACAACCAGATCCCCTTCGTCGTCTTTACCAGCCAAGCGCAAGCGTTCAGCTAGTACACCAAGACCACGAAACCATTTCATTACATCAATCTCGAAGGCTGCACCCTTAGCCTTATTGTACTTCGGGCTGCTCATCAACGAGCACTACCTTGTTAGTCTTGTAAACCATCTGGCCTTCTTCATCTTTGACTATCTCTACAACACCTGACTGAATCAAAGCGTTGAAGAAGTTAGCAAGATCAACCTTAAGGATAGCTACTTCTCTATCTAAATCACTCATTGTTCTATCTCATTTCCATATTCATCTACGATGTAGTTACCAGTATAGCCATAGCGTGCATCACGGGCGAGCATCGCACCGTATGCGTTTCTATCTGATATCTGGCAAGCACCATAGTTAACTAACAAGGTTGCAAAATCCTTACCGTCTGCTGCGTGTGGACCGAAGCGGTTCTTTACCGCAGCTATCTTTAACTCAGCATTGGTTGGGTTATACCCAAGTGTAAGTATCAGTGCAGGTAACTGACTGACCTTACCGTGTACTGCACGGCGTGCTGGTGGTTCAGTAGGACTACCATACTCAGACTGTTCAGAGACGTGGTGTAGCACAAGTACGCAAGCCTCAGTCTTCCGAGCCATATCGTGTAACTCCATCATAATTGCACGAAGCCCCGCCCATTCGTTGTCTGTCTCAGCAGCTACATTCATAAGGTTATCTATGATGATCAACTCAGGGGCTAGGCCGTACAACTCGACATAAGCCTTAATCTCCAACTCGATATCATCGAGTGACGGACTGGAGTCAAAGACCCACTTGATGTGCTTTAACTTATCAAAGTGTGTGTCGTAGTAATGGGAGTCAGAAGATAAGTTCTGCTCCACGTTCACCTGGTTATGACCAGATGTATGCGCTGCTGCTCTCATCATTACAGTTGTTGTATCTGTATCTGCTGAGAAGAACAGTGTTGGTACTGCTGCCTTGACTGCATAGATTAAAGCAAACATAGACTTGCCTGCATTGGGTGCAGCTGCAACCATACAGACTTGTCCACGTCTAAACTTAATTTGCTTTACAGCTAGTGCATCCCATACGTCAGGAAGTGGTGTCGCTTTGGTAAGGACAGTTCCCCACGCACGCTGTAAATCAAGCACAGAACTCTCCAAACGGAAGGCTAATATTCTTTTGTCGGCGGATTTCTTTTCTTTTAGTTTCAGTTAGACCGCCCCAAATACCAAAGCGTTCGTTTCGAACGCCCCAGTCTGCACACTCAGCTTGATGTACACAACTACCGCAGATAGAAACAATAAGTTTCTTTTCAGGAAAAAAAGTACTCTGTTCTACTGGGTAGTACATCTCTGTATCTATGCCTTTACAACTCGGATCCTCAAACTCCCAGGGTCCTCGCATACATTAACGAACCCAGATAGTCTCGCACTTATCTGGCGCACCCTTTGGTGAGGCGCACATATAACCCTGCCAAGGTCCCTTGGCTGATGTGCCTGTCTTATAGGCCATTACTCCGTGCTTACATACCTTTGCTCCAGGCTGTGCTGGTGCTTCTACTGGTGCAGCTACTGGTGTTGCATTGAACTGCTGTGCAATAACAGCGTTAGCTGTTGCTAGTGCGCTACCACCTGATAGTTCAGATGATGTTGACTTGATGAGTGCTGCAACCATTGATAGGTCAGTAAGACCTGTCTCAAGATCCTTTACATCTGCAGCATAAAGATTGATAAGAGTTCCATCTTGTAACTTATAGTTAATCTGGAACTTTGTGTTTTCGTTTGCAGCCATTTACTTTCCTCCACTTGTTTTGATATTGAGTCTCACAGATTCGTTACCGAAAACCTTCGGTACAAACCCCAGAAGTTTCTCAACTTCTTTTGCATCAACTGTCTCACGACCTTTGACTGTTGTCCAACTGATTTCTACGCCACTAGCAGTAACACCAGTAGAGCCTTGTAAAGATTCTTTCAAGGACTCGCGTTCCTTTTCCAGCTCTTTAATCTTGCTATCTAACTGTAGGTAGTGCAGTGCGTGCTTGTCAACTTCTGCGTCCTCAATCACGACTTCACTAAGGACGATACGTTCTTTCTTTAGACCACCGCAACCCATCTCTTCTGTTGCATCGTAGTACTGGCAGTAGTCCTTGCAGAAGGACTGATCCTTCTCTGGTTCTGGCAGTGTTGTAGAAGCCTTGACGTTAGCTAACCAACTAAGTGCAGCCAGTGCCATCGTCTCATCGTAAGGCTCTGTATTGATGTCCTTCTCAGCACCATCTCTAGCAATAGCAACAAGGTTAACTGTATTAACCTGGTAGCCATTCTTAGTAAGCAAGTAACCATAGAGCTGTACCTGCCAGCGCTGTTGGTTAGATGGGAAGTAACTAAGGTTCTTAATCTTAGAAGTCTTCCAGTCAATGACAGCACCGGTGCTAGGTACGAATAAGTCAACGTGTGCTTTCATATCACCAAAGGCAACCTCAGTTTCCACCAAGTATTCTTTACCTTCAGGATCAAGTGCACCGATAGCCTCTTCGATAGCTGCGTGGATAGCAGTACCCATAATGGCAGCCAACTTAGATTGGTTCTCGTTGGTATGTGGTTGTGCGTTTAGTCTGTACCAAACCTTGCGCTTACATCCACCTATCTCTGATGGACCTACCTCTGTCTGTAGGCTACGGTCACGACTTGCATCTTTAGCGTGCAGTACGTGCAGTAGTAATTCTTTGGGATCTTCTATCGCCATTTGCGGTCATCCTTCCATTGTAGGAAAGTATCAAAGCAGTAAGCACCGACAAATCCCATTACGAAACTAAAGCCTGCTACTAAAATCAACTCTTTCATTTATCATTCCTTGTCTGTGCTACTACCTGAATTGGTGGGTGTGTATTGATATCCAGTAAGGATGAAATCCTGACCGCTTTCTCAGCTACTACACTTGCTGTTAATACTTTATTGTAAGACCTAGGTTCCAAGGAATACAAGTACCCAAGGGCATAATTTCCACCGGAGCCTGCCGAGAATAGTCCACGCTCAGATGTGTTAAACGATAGGTCACCACCGATAGAAAAGATATTGCCGTTGAAACCTATCAAGAACGAGAAGTTCATCTCCTTGTTATCGACTTCATAGTTACCCTCTTTGAATGCAGCTGAGATACTAGGCAGTACTCTGCTACCCATAAAGCGGGTTGGGTCTTCACCACGATAGAGCGGTGGCTTCCACGCATAGGCAAGGATGTCACCTGGACGTGAGTCACCAGTTAAACCCAGTAGATACTTACCCGTTGATACTATCTTGGGTGTCTCTACCGAGATGATGCGTTGATCACCGTCAGTGATTTGTGAATCGGCTGCCATTACCAAGAAGTCTGAGCCTTGGATACCCACGAGTGTTGTCATAGGAATACTTTACCAGTCTACGGCGTGTCGCAAGACACATACCAAGCTGTGTTTGATTACAATATGAGCCGTAAGGCGAATAACGGTAGCGGCCCTTAGAGGGCCGAGACAGGAGGCCCGACTATGCGGCTCCGTCTACCAACCCTGCGAAAGTTCAGGTCCGTTAAGGACCCATACTATGGCCTTCCTGAGCCTTTCGGGGCCGATTTAAGACAGTTAGGACCCGTTCACGTATGTACGTGTGGGTCTATGGTATTCAACGTCGCAGCATCCTTTGAGGACTACGAGCTAGTTTGGTACGCATTAGATGCAACCTGTTTCTCTTGCGGTAATTTGGTAACTGTACCCTGTCCCCCAGATCGTGATGAAGCACAGACTTTCACAGATTAACGAAGAGACCAGGACTGGTATATGCTCAGTCTGTGGTCCCACTAAAATCAAGCTCAGAGATTCAAGGCGACCTCTTTCCAACAGGTACAAACGAGCACTGTAACTTCCAGCCGGTCCACATCAGCCAGCTCGACGTGGACCACATTGACGGTGACCGGTTCAACAACGACCCGTCGAACCTACAGACGCTCTGTGCAAACTGTCACCGTCTCAAGACCCACCTAAGCGGTGACTCTTACTCTGGCATATTTTAGGGACAAAAAAAGGGGGCGGCCCCGAAGGACCGCCCACCTATTTGCCTCGCGCTTATGGGTTACTTAGACCCACGACCAAACTCTTTTGCCTTTGGGTCAAGTGACTTCCAAATTGGTGCAATAAAGGCTGATGCAAAAGCGTAAGCTAATGTCTTTGGATCTGTGATTCCAGCTGCGTAGAGCGCTACCACTGCTGGTACTGCTGCACGAGCATAAGTTGTAGCGATTGCGATTAACTTAGTTGTGTTCATTTTTCTCCTTATGATTTGAAGACTGGCTTACCAAAGCCAACGATGGACACAGCTTGTGACCTACGTAGTTTGGAACCATTCTTCTTTTTGTATGCACGAACCTTGCGGCAAACTTCTCCGCCGTTTCGCTGGTCACCCTTCTTATCGGGAGCAGTGTTGCCCTCGATACAGGTGACTGTGCCATCGCCGTTATCTTTAACGACAATGCCAACGTGAGAGATACGGTCTACACCATCTCCTGGGAAATCAAAGAACACGATATCTCCTGGTAGTGGAACTGCTTCCTCTGCCTTTTCCCATTGACCCTTCTTGATGAAGGCTCCTGCTCCTGCTGGTGTGTATACACAACTAGGAATCTTGAGACCTACTTCGTTAGCGCACCAGTTAACAAATGATCCGCACCAAGGTTGGAAGTTAGCCTTGGTAAATGCACCGTACTTGGTTTCATTATCCTTTGGTCCCTCGATAACTCCGATTTCACCCTTGGCTACTTCAATGAAGTCTGCTCTCTGTCCCATTACTCACTCGCTTTCTTGTCAACCTTGGCAAAGGCTGCGTTGATTTCTTCTGCCGATAGGCTTCCATCTTGTAGGTAGAAACGGGCTAGTGCTTCAAGCACTCGTGCTGCACCTAGTGCGCCAGCAAGGGCAGCTGCCTGCCATACTTCGATACCTACCAAGGAGCCAGCTCCGATTACCCCGAGTGATTCTGCTGCAATGACAGCAAATATCCTCATCATTACATTCTTAAATGTAT